TTGCTTTGGATGTTTCTATCTTTTTTAATGCTATTTTTCCTTGTGTATCTTTGATTTGAACGTGGATTGCTTTGTTGTTGCTAAGTATTGCCACATTGTCTTTATACACCTTTATATCCCCTAGAATCTTGTCTATTTTGTGTTTTTGGATATCTATGTCTTTCTTGATACGATCGTGTATGTTCTGCAATCTCTCCACTGCTATTGTAGCTTCTCTATGATTGTTAAGTACTATTTGTAGCTTGTTAGCTTCTTCTTGTATAAACTTGTTTTTTTCAATGAAATCCGATACCTTACCTATCTTTTGTAAAAAGTCGTGTACTGTTTTTTTATCATCTACCAACTCTACTTTAGTGTCAATAGCATCTTTTACAAACACGTTTGATGTACAATACTTGCAGTTTGGATCATACTCGTGTTTTTCGAGCTTTTCCAGCTTTGATAGCTTGTTTGCTATTGTAAGTTTCATTGTGTTGAGTGTGTTGTCCAACTCATTTTTCTCTTGAACTTTTGCATTGTACTCTTTGTATAGGTTGTTATCAAAAGAGTTTTTAGCTGTGTCTAGATCTTGTGTGAATTGGTGTAATAATGCCTGTTTGTCTTCTAGTTGCAAATGTGCTGTTAAAGTGTCTTGACCTAGTTTGTCTAAGTTTGTTTCTGCTAATTGCAATTCTTTTTCCAATACTACAATATCTAAACCATCAGCTGTACATGGCTGTAATTGTTTGTTTAAATCGAGCTGTTGCTCACTTAGTACTTGTAACTCAACTTCAGTGTTATCTAGAACTTTTTAGCGTCTTCGTGTTTCTTTTCATTAACCTCTTTAGCAGTCTCAGCATCACCTAGTTTAGTTTCAAAATCTTGTTTTTGATACTCTTCTAACACTATAACAGCTGCTCTGTTCTCTTTATTAGCTAACTCATACAGTGAGTCAAATATTTTTAAATCTAAAAAGTTAGCTAACAAATCCTTTCTCTCACCTTGAGTCTTGTCAATAAAGTTTGAGTTGTTACCTTCAGTGATAATGCAGTTAAAATGAAATCATCAAAGGTTCCTACGTAAGATTGTATGATCTTGTCTGTGTCTCTTCTTTGTTCTCCATTCAATAATGTTTTATTGTTATCAGAATCCACACACCAGAAATCTATATCCACACGAAGCTTACCAGCTAACGGTCCTTTTAAATACTTTGTAGCTTTTTTTTCTACAAAATAATCTAAACCACCTAACTCAAATTGAAACTTACACCAGAAGCCATCCTTCTTTCTATTTAATACTTGGTCAGCTTTGTTAGCTCTAAAAGAGTGATCAAACAAACAAAAGCATAAAGCATCTAATATGGCTGACTTACCTGCATGATTGGGTGCAAATAGTCCACATGTTCCATCTAGTTTTTCAAAATTTATTACGTTGCCTTCACCATAACTAAACATGTTATCAAACTCAAACTTTTTTGGTTTCCAAACTACGTTACGAGCTGTTTCTCCTTGATTTAATGTTTGGTTCAGTGATGTATTGATTTTTATTATAGATTCCATTAACTCCGTATCAACATCAAACTGATGCAAGTAGTCTGTGATAAGCTGGTTTTGGTGTTGTACATTACGTACATCTCCTTGATGCAAAGATTCTCCAAATAATTGATTATCGGTAGCTCCTAGATTTTTATCTAACCTTTGTACAATAACATCACTGTTACGATATGTTTTTCTTATTGTTGCTAATATTCTCTTTACTTCTGCTGTTGAAGTGTTTCTAGTTCTTAGTCGTACGTTTGTTTTAGAATTGATTGGTAGGTTGTCAGGTAGTATTCCAGAATCTACATCTAATGTATAGAATCCATATGGATTTGGAATATCAAAAAACTCATACTTAATGTCTCCTTTAGTTTTTAAATCACAAAGAGCATATCCATGTCCTTCAAAAGATTCTCCAAAGTTTTGTTGAACTAACGATCCTGGATAAAATATAATTGGTTCGCTTTTGCATAACACCTGTCTTTTATGAATATCTCCTAACAAAACTAAATCAAAGTTTGCAAAAGTATCCCAATCTAATCCGTGTGATAACACTAAACCACTATCAACTTTGCTATTAGCAATAGTACCGTGATACATTGCTATTGTATGTTTGTAATTTTTATTTTGTGGCAGTTTATCAGCTGTTATATAATCTGTTACTGGATCAAGTAAAGACATCACACTTATAGCTACATCTCCAATTTCATACACTCCTGAGTTACGTAGGTAGTACAGGTTAGGATGGTTGTTAGCTTCTATTATTGGAGTTAAAGCATCTAATCTATTGTTGTTATTTAGGTTTGTGTCATGATTGCCACAAATAACTATTGTTGGTCTTCTTGTAGCTAACTCATTAAACAAGTATGAAGTCATGTTGATCAATTCAGGACTCATGTCAGTTTTAGCATGTACAATGTCACCACCAACAGTAACAATACTATTGTCTGGTAACTCATCAACAGCTACAAGTAATTTTTTAAACACTTCTTTAAACTCAACATGTCTTTTCCAATTTCGCAAATGAATATCTGCAATATGTAGTATGTGATCGACTTGTGTTAGTTTGCTTTTAATCTTATTAATCATAAGGACATTTTAAAGTTTATTAGGTCAAAAAAGTCTACCTTTTTAGCTCTGCTCATAGCCTCAATCATAGATACATAACCAGCTTCACTAGGATCTTTTCCTGGTAAATTTACTAAATACACTTCTATGCCATTGTTCATAAAGTATTCTATCTCTTTCACACTACTCTTAAAAGCATCAGTATCTAACGACAAATATAGCTTTTGTACTCTCTCAGTTAATATCTTATTTCTTAAGGTACTTAATATAATTTTACCAAACAACGGTATTGCATTCCTTTTAGTTGCTATTGCATCAAAGGCACCTTCAACAATGATTATAGGTTCCTTCCAGTTGACTTGATTATCAAATCCAATGATATCTTTGGTTACTGGTGGGTTCTTGTGCTTGATAGTAGCGTTGTCATAAAAGCTTCTGCCTACATAATAGTTGATCATATTGTGATCATTATAGCTTGGAATAATCAACATACCAGCATAAGGTCCTTGTTCACAGTAACCTACTTCATATCTTAATATATCCATAGGAGTTAGTCCTCTAACTTGCATTCATAGTGCAAAGCATTTTTATAATCAGGTGTGCTTTGTGGTATATATAGTGGTTTATAATGCTCTGGTAGTCCAACTAACTCTCTACTAAAGTTATTTTTGTTGCTAAAGTTATTGTCTCCATAAATCTCTTTAATCTTCTGATAACTTTGATTTGGAGCATTACTTTTTCTAAGTAGTGATGTTATTGTTTGTCCTTTACTATCACATGTCCAACAATGCCACTTTTGTGTGTTTATGTTGACTTGTAATTTTCTTTTGTGATGGTTACAGAATGGACAGTAGTAGCTTATTTCCCCACTTTTCTTGTGTTGCATGCTAGAACCTAGATGCTCATCAATAATATGTTTTACTTCCAATAAGTTTAAAGTCATATTTTAATATACAACTTTTATTTTATAAAACAAAGGATGGTTATTTCAACCAGTCGTTTGGTATAGTCTTGTCTGCGAATACAAATCCGTGTTTAATACACCAATCTGCGTAACTTGTTTTAGATCCTTTTCTAATCTTTCCTTTAGAGTTTTGAAACACAAATCGAATATCTAACTCGGGATGCTGTTTTCTTATAAGAATATGCTTTGCCCTATCTTCAGTTACAAATCTTCCTTTGGTTTCTATAAAGATTCCATTAGGTAGCTTAAAGTCAGGTGTGTATGTGTGTTCAGATTCTGGTATAGTATATTTGATTTTATGTTTTTCATACTCTCCGTCAATATTATTTTTAGATAGCAATTCATTTACATCTGCTTCCAAGCCACTTCTATAACCTCTTATTAATGCTTCTTGTCTTTTTGCGAATCTTACTCTTTTCATAACTTTTTTAACTTTATCTATCGTATCTGACTATAAATGTTGTATCCATGTTAGTTGGTAGCTGTATTGCTGTATTTAGTTTTCCAACTAACAATAACTCTCCTGCATCATTGTATAAGCCTATAGTTGTAATATATGGTCGAAAGTCAGGGCTTTGTATAAAAGACCTAAATACAAACTGATTTTGTAATGGATCATATTCTTGTAAAGTTCTATTGTAGCTTAAATTAAATTCACCTGGATTTGTAGTGCATGAAATTTCGTTTTCCCACACTGTATGTGTGCCTCTACTCTCTACTTTGTTTATTGTCAGAGTTTTTGCTGTTATTGCTCCTAGAACCATCATACCATGACTGTAGAAAGCATTGCCTAAATAGATGTTGCCAACACCCAATGTATGGTGTAGTATTTTTATATCATTTGCAGATACAATACTATTGTACATTTTTAAATTATCTATCGTACCATTAAATCCTTGTGTGTTTGTTATTGCATTACCTACAATTAAGCTTGATAAATTAGAAGTATGTTTATCTAGAATGGTTGTAGTTCCTGTGTCAGTTGAACTTGTTGTTAAACTATTTACATATAATGACACAAGCGATCCTGTTTTAGTTGCTACTACATGATAAAGAGTGTTTATACTCATTGATATGCTACTAGTTAGTGCAAAGCTGCCATGTCCTCCTCCACTTATTTCAAATAATACTTTATTACTTCCAGTGGTATACGATAATCTATATGGAAACTTATTTGGGGTTGTTTGTGTAAAGGTATTACCGTTAAGGTCTAATTGTAATTGATTCCCTGGTCCTTCTTTTGTTAAAAGTATGGAACCTGATGCATGTGTAGGTTTTTGTGTTGGTAATACCATCATACTAATGGTATAATTCCCATTTTCAAAACTATAATATTTATTGTAGTTTGGAGTACCAGTTGATGTTATTACTAAACTTAACTATTTGATGCAGTGAAATGCATTTTGGCTCCTAATAAATCTATATCTGATGTTTGTGGTGCTGTGCTTCCTGTTGTTGTGCTGATTGCTACGTTATTGTAGGTTGTATTCATTGGCCATACTCCACGATTTGTATTGGTTGTAAAAGTTGTTGTACCAATATCAGCATATTTATATAATTCATCAAGTGGCCATTCTCCTACAGTTGCTTTTTCAACAGATGATGAATAGTTTGTGTAAGCTCCGCCAACATATTGACCATAAACTGATAAGTAATTGCTTCCAGATACTTTTAGGTTTCCAAGTTCATCATCTACAATAGTCCATGATCCACTTCTATTTGCTACAGAGCTTGTTGTATAACTTCCACTACTAGCTGCAAAAGACCAACTCACCGATATCATAACAGAGCCTGGCAATATTTGTTGACCAAATTTGGATTGAGGCATGCTTATTACTTGTGCTTTGTCTTCTAGCAATCTAAATTGTGTTTCTATATTTCCACCACCATAAGAAGCTTTGTTATTTGTTAAATAGTATTTATAGTATATCCGATCTATTGATGCGTGTACAATTCTTTGATATTTACCATTAATTGTAGTTGGCTCATTGGCTTGTAAAATAGGATTTCCTTGATCAAAGCTATCTTTTAATGGATCTTTGTCAGGATGGTTTGATATTGGGTTATAATCTGCCTGGTATATAGAATATATAGATCCACTACCACCACTTCCAATAGTATCTGACCATAGCTTGTAAGTGCGGAAAGGCGTAATCCGTATGTCAGCTTTATCTAAACTTTTAAAAACTCCAGCCATTTTATATAAATATCTTGTAAAAAGGAAACCCTCCTATTATAGAGGGTCTATCAATGAATACTATTCAAAGAGAGGTTCCATTTTAATAGTCTAATTTTACTTTAATTAGTGCCTCACGATTAAAGGATTTTAATAGTGGTTTGCTTAGTTTAGCAACTGCTACTAATTCGTTTGCAGTATTATACATGCCTATAGTAGTAATATACACACTTGGATTGTTTATCATACTGCTGTGTTTAAACACACCATTACTACCAGTTGTAAATGTTGGATTATTTGTAAAATTATTATCCATATTTTTTATACGAATAAAATAATGTGTTGATGTTATTTTTTCTTCACTTCTAGCTGCAAAGTAATTAGAGCCTGATAAAGCTAAAGACATTGTCACATGATTACGTGCTTGTACTGCTGATGCTGTGTTGTATGGATGACCTAAATTAGATCTCAATAAACCAGCATGAAATACAAAAATACCTTGATCTGGATAAAACAAGCCATATTGTGTGTTTGATTGTGTTACACCACCTGACCCACTGTATATACCAAACACACGACCAGATGCTCCAACTTGTGGATTTTCACCTGCTCCACTATCGTCAATAAACGTACTATACTTAGTACCACTACCTGTCATGTTTGCTCCACTACCACTTCCTAATCTTAATTCCCAATTACCTGGATCAATTTTTTGACGAAAGCGAGCTCTTGCAACGTTTAATACGAGAATTTCACTTGAATCCACAGTACCAAATGTAAAAATACGATCCGCAGGATCTAATAATGTGTTAGCATATTGTGAGTATATTGCACGTGATGGTGTATCATTTGCATTATTACCAACTGTGTTAGCATCACCTACTGAACCACTACCTCCTCTATGACCATAAGCAATTGCAAGTTGTATTGCTGCTGTGGAGTCAGATTGTGGATTTTTATGATATATGTTTACAAGATAATCACCTGACTGGGATAATTGTGCTGATGATGTATACCATCCTATACCTGTAGCCCATGCTGTTGTCCATGGATTCATGTCTTGCGACCAGATTGGTTGAGAGATTATTTGTAAATCTGGTCCAACAACGTCGTCTGTTGTATTAATTGTTTGATATATACCAAGTGCCATATATGTGTTATTTTAAATGTTTGTGTATTTTTTGTTTTAATTTATACTTGTACTGTTATTGGTATTGTGATAAATCCACCAGTTTCGTTTCCTATGATAGTTAGTGTTGCGTATCTTGTCATTATTGGGTCAGTTGGTTCTCCTCCGGTTTGAGGTATTGGTGTTACTGTAAATATTGTTCCTTGTCTAGTTTCACTAATACCCATAGAACCAGCACCACTCATGTCGTTTGCAAATGCATTGTTTGTAATAGCACCTGCTCCAGCATCTGTATTACTAGTTAACATTGCAATTGTATTGTCGTTTATAATAGCTGTATAAGTTTGTGATGATTGGCCGCTTAAAGTTGCTGGAGTTACAGTAGCAGGATTAACTGTTGTAAATAGTAGTGCTGTAGGTTGTACAGATATTTGTGGTATATACTGTGTGCTTTTTGGTAAAGTCACAAGCTTAGATCGCAACATTTGTGTTTCGTCTGGTAATGCTTCTAGTATAGGCATGTTTTCAATAACAGCTCCATAGTAATTTGTACCTAATGTGTGTGCTGGATTCCATAAATCGTAATCAATTTCATCATCACTTAAAGCAAACTTTGTAATGCCTAATGTACCACCAGCTGCTAAGATCTGACGACCTTTGTTTGTTAATATTGCGTCTACAGTAACGCTTGAATTATCTAAATATCCCATTGCTTATTTATTTGTTGTTTGTTTATATATAAATATGTTGTGTTTTGTAATTATGTGTAAATATTTTTAAATCAACCTAATGTGTTTTGTGGTCCTGCTGCTATACTTGTTTTTGATACTTGAAAATTACCTTTGTTAATTTGAGATTTAACTTTTAATTGTTGACCTCCACCAACGGTTATTGATACAACAGGTCCATTATCAATAGTATCAGAGCTGTTTATATTCCAATCAGCTGAACTCATTTTACATCCATTATAGCGAGCATTCAACATTCCCTTACTGTTTTGTAAATGAAAATCTTGTGTTTGTGATCTATAATTTAAAGGTTGTATTTTTAATGATTTTATATAGGTTTGATATGCAGTTTGTCCAGAAGTGTACACTCTCACTCCTAACCAAGGACCAGTTGCTAATGTTGTAAATGTGTATGTTGTATCCGTAGTTGTTGGTACCATTGATCCAGTTAATATACAATCTAAATCACCAAAATGCAACTCTATTTTACCACTCGTTCCGGAAGCGCGAGTATCACCAACAACTACTGTTATTGTGTATAGGTGGTCATGTGTTTTTGGTTCATTTGGTTTGTAATAAAATGCTGGTAGCTTTATTGATCCTGTGTATGTGGTTGTAGTTGTTGTATTTTCAAAAAACAAACCTAAGCTTCCAGTTAATCCCCAAAAAGCACTATTTGTGTATGGTGTGGATTGTAATACATTATTTGCTTTTAAGGTTTCTACTTTTAAACCATACCTACTTGTCCAATTATTTTCGTATAATGCTGCTGATGATGTATATATTGTTTTTGCAGCTGTTGTTCCAAGTCCATAAGTATTTGAATCTGATATAGACCTTAAATAAAAAATATTGTTATTGTACTTTTTACTCTGCACGTTTGCTATACCACTACCTGCTGAGTCTATTACTATTGGATTAATTGGATCGTGATAGTCATACCTACTTGCTGTTACTAGATATGGTTGTGATATTACAAAATCTTGTGTTGAGTAGACATAGGTTGTGTCGTAAGTAGATGCTCCATAATAACTAGCAAATGCGCTTTGACTAACCATATAAGTCATAAAGATATATTGAGAGCCTCGTACTCTTGTATCTCTACCATAACTAGAAATTCCAAAGTCTACTGTGCCTATAGGTGTTTGTGACATACCTACATTAGTAAAGTAGTTTGCTGTACCTGCTAATGATATTGTGTTTAGGTTTTGAGTACCTGTTATTACCTGTACACTATCGCCTATTAAATCTTTTGTTTTAATCTGAACTGTTCCAGGTTCAATATAGCTAAGATTACCACCATCACTATTAGAACCCGTTGCTACTATTATGTCTGGTAGGTTAATTGATGATGTATAAGCAGAGCTAAGATCCGTGTATGTTGGTGGATTAGTTGGTAGTTTGCTTCTATGTAGTATTGATGGTTCTATTAATAAGCCAGTTTGTGTATTGGCCCTATAAGGTACAAATTTTTTAATTAGCCTAAATAAAGATGCGTCATAGTATTTTAAAAGTCTAATATAGTTTTGTGCACCAGCTTTACTTGTGTATTTTTTTGTATACTCTCTTTGTAATGATTCTAAATCAGGATAAGTTTCTTTGTTTAGATCAGCTGGGTTTCCAATAAAGTCGTCAATACTAAGACCTCCAAATTGCTCTGCAATGTCTTGATTAATTTCATTTAGTGGTGATAAATAAATGCCCAAACGAGGACTATCAGGTGGATTACTATCCGATCCAGCTCGTTCTGTTTTTGTGTTTTTATATAATTGATTGCCACCTATTGTTGTGCTTGTTCGGGTTGTTGTATCAATCCTAATTTTATTACTTACACTTCTATTCCCACCTAAATCTGGCCATTCAAGTGAATGTATTTCTACAACAGAATTAAAATAAGATCCTGAAAAGTTGTAGAATGAACCACTCAATCCGATTATTGTTTGATTTGGATGTTGTGAGTTTATACTGCTAGTAGTTGCTAAATTTATTTTTTTATTATCAGCTCCTAAACACAATCTAAATCCTAAGTCATAAAAACTTGAAGTGCTACCTGTGTGAGTGTCTACTAAGTTTCCTTGAAAACTTGTAGGTGCTAATGCATGATTATCTAATATAGAATCTTGTAATGGTGTTGTCCAGTATCTTAATTCTTGAACACTTCCCGATAAAATGTTCATGGAATGCGAAGTCGCTGCTAAAAATGAGCCAGATCCTGGAATCCATAAACTTCCTGTACTCGTATATGATGTATTGTAGGAGCTACTAGTAGATCCATCAATGTATAATGAAGCTGATACTGTGGAAGTTACCTTTAAATAATTTACTCTTTTTACAATTAAATTATAAGTTTGATTTGTACTACTATTATCACTTGCTACTGATCTTTCTAATGCAATGTGGTGAAATACATTTTCATATATTGATGAACTAACGCTTGCTGTTGCCCAACCTTGTGAGCCACTTAAAAAGAACCCTACGTAATTGTTACTTGCACTTTTAAAAGCCTTAACTTGCCATTTATTTGGTACCTCAAATATTGTTTGTGTTTTGGTTTGGTTTTGAGCCATTTTAACTCGCAACTCAACTGTTGATGGCATTGTATTGTTTGCTGTCAATGGTTTCCAAGGTGCTTGTATTAATTGAGCAACTTGTCCAGATGTTTTTCCATTATATCCTACAGTAGTTGAATAAAAAAACCTTTCATATACGTTGTCTGTTTTGGATTCAAACGTTGGTTCTGCTCCACCGTATTCACGAATTCGTAAAATGGTTTGTGGAATTCCAAAGCAATTTATTAATGCTCTAAGACCTCTTTCAGTACCTTTTGTTTTTAATAAGTACGGTAAATTATTAATGATTCGCTTCCAAATTTCTTTTGTCTTGTCTTCGTTGGTTATGTTATAGGTTGATTGGTATGATCCTGATGTATTTGTGCCTAATGTGTAATTCCAAAGTTCATCAAAACTAGCACCATTTTCAAAATCTAAACCTAAATTTTTAGCAATATGATATATTAGCTCTTTGCTAAAACCATCTGCTATTCCTTCTTTTCTATCGTGTGTTTGGTTTAGTTGCTGTATGTACGGAAATGATGCATCAAAATAGTGGCCAATCATGTTTACAAACAATACGTATTGGCTGTTTGCTGTGTCGTCTCCTATGTGTAATGGTATTGTTTTGTTTAATGCGTTTTCATTATTTTGATCGTATAAACTTGCTGACATTATAATGCCGTCAAACCAATCTTCCACTTGTGACGAGCTGACAGAATAGTTTAAATAGGGCTTTGTATTGTTTTGTTTTGGCCATGTTGATGTATAAAACTCACCATAGCTACTAGACTCGTAGCTACTAGATTCTTTCAAAAGATAGTTCTCATAACCATCCATAGCACCTAGTAGTGTGGCTTTTTTTTGCTTTGCGTCTATAACGTTTGTTTGAAAATAAAGACTACTAGTAACGCTGCTACTTGGTGATCCAATTAAATTTGTAGTTAAACTTTGAATTCTACTATCATAGTTTTCTAGCAAATTCATTTTATATTTAAAACTGTGTAGCTTTTCTGTTGCCGATCCAAAATGTACATGATTACTAAATGATCTGTAATCTATGTTTAGTGGTATTCCTTCAAGTTTTGAACCACTCAATAAACTATTTACTAAAGCTTCTGATGTGTTTGTATTGTCTGATAATATATCTTCCCAATCTTTATACTCAGTTGTTGATAAAACTCTTTGCTTAGTCAGTATATCAAAGTTAGGTCCTGCAATGGATACAGTAATGTTTGGTATTGGAGGAGGTACTAATGTAATTGTATCGGTTGTGCTTTCGTTAACTTGTTGAGCTAACCAAAGCTTTGTACCATTTTCAATGTCTATTGGTGCTGGTGATGTTAATTTAAAAATTATACTGTGGGGTGCTTTTTTAAATGTTATGTCATCCAGTACATAGTCATATACTTTTAATGCTGTTGTTGCATTTACGTGTAAAAAAAGGTTAACAAGTGTTTCTTTTTTTGGTAAGGTAAAAAAATCTGTATAAGAGTATTTAAAAAAGTCGTTGTTTTCTGTAGCTGGTTCCTCAGCAATTGCTGTTACGACTCGTATTTCTAACCGATTTGCACTTATCTCTTGTACTTGTAATTTACTTCTATCTGCAGATCCTAATAAATTCCTATGGTATTTATATGTTAATATATACTTACCAGAAATGTATCCTAAACTACTTAAATCTATTTCAGGAGATATTTGTATTTTTGTTCCATTTAATATGGTATAGTTAGCTCTGTTTTTTGTTTCTATGTACTGGTTGTTTGCACTGTATACATCCAATACTAAACTATCATTTGGTAGGTAATTTGATTCGCTTGTGTAGTATCCAAATCGAGGTATCGATAGTGGTTGTGAGGCGGGTGTAATGGAGTCGGTAAGTGTAGTGGTTATACTAAACGGAGTAGGTGTATTTACATCCGAGTTGTTTACACTAGGCGTATTTGCTTGCGGGTTGTTTGTATTGGGTGGTATTGTGTATTCTGCCATTACTTTAATATAAATATACGCTATTAATATATTAAATACTATTCATTTGCTTATATTGGATACAAATACTCGTGTGGTTCTGCTGTGTGCCTTTTTCCAACCATCAGTCCTTTGTCCTTATGTATATGATAATATCCTACGTAATCATCAGTTGTAGATGTTTTGTATTCGCCACCTGAAGTATATAAATTAATTGCCAGTTCTTCTGGCTGTGGTGGTTCAGGTGGTATAGTAACACTACCTACTTTAATCTGCTCAGCTGTATTGAATGCTTGTTCTATATTGTATTTTTGTTTTTCTAATCCTAATACTGTGTATTGTGTTGGTGGCATACTGTAGCTTGGATATTTATCTACTTTTTCAACATTGTTTGCTGATACCATATACTTAATGCTTGTTATACCACATCTTGGATTACCGTACTTAGCTGTTCTTACACTATTATAGTTGCGCTGTCCAAACTCATTACTGTATATTTCATCTTTTGTCCAACCTTTTAATGCAGGACTTGTGTCGTTTATCTGATCAGATGTGTGTTCAAATATTATTTTAATTTGTACTGATCGTGCTGACTTTGGTATAATTGCTGTTAGTCCTACTCCAAACATGGCAGCTGCTCCTAAATCATATACTGCATTGTTTGTGTATGTTTTGTGTATAGGACTGTTTTTTTTATTAAAGGTAGTGTTGTTTGGTGGATAAGCACCTCCATAACCAGCAAAATCATAATTATTCATTAAAAAATTTGCATTTTTATCTGATACTTTATTACTAATCCATTGTTCGGTATAGTTTATTTGTCTGTCTTTTTCTGTAGTGTAGGATCCTTGTATAAGCTGTGCTGTATCTAGTGTGAATGCGTTTATTGTGTTATATATAGTTGTCCCTGCGGCATCTGATGAGGTAGCAAGACTGTTGATTCCTTTTTCAAAAATGCCACTACCAATTCCTTGATTCACTCTATCCGATATTCCTCCTAGAAACCTTAAACGAGTGTATTGCTGACCAAACACTGTGATAAAGCAATCACCGCCTACTTGGTAACCATCTTGATATGGCATTCCGCTTATGTTTTGTAATTGTGGTAGTTTATATTTTTGAGGTATTTTATCTATATCTGATTGTGTTGTGCCGTAGAAGTTGACGTCTGTGTTTAAACATTGATATACTGGATACAGTGTTAATGGAAAGAATGCTTTTTCTTTAATTGCCCATACATCTTGTTCATTTGGTCCATTTATAGTTTCTGTTTTTATTGCAACATTTTGTGCGTTATAATATGTCAGCTCTATTCTTGTTTTATCATACACTTTTGGTTGTATTTCTATGTCTGTAAACCTTTTTATACGATACTGTTTTTTTTCTTGTGCTGCTCTGTAGTAGGCTGATTCTACTGATCTTACCCATTGAACCTTTACAATCTCTTGGGCTAGTAGGTCACGTGCTCTTGATATTGCTATATATCTGTCATGTAACAGATTAAACATTTCATACATTTTTGGTACTATAACATCTCTGGCATGTGTTTCTGCGTCTGAGCTTCCGTTATTGTTTATGTGATACCAATTCTCCCATTTACCATCTTTATAACTTGTTTTAATTATATCTTTTTTTCTAGCATATTGATTGTCTGTGTTATTCCTTACATAGTTGCCAACACTGACTAATTCGTTTGCAAAATCTGCACCTAATATAGCCTGTATATCACTTCTTTGTAGATAGTCTTTTGCTTCATCAAAAATACGCCTTAACATATACCAAGGTTGATGAAGATCATCCGCAATGAATCGACCTATTGTACGTAGTGTTTCTTGCCGCTCAGTCAAAGATCCCAGATATCCATTAAATAGATTGGTCATTATGTTAGTTGCTGATGGTATTTGAATATCGCCATAGTACCTGTAAAGTGCCCGAAAATCCAAACCGTCGTCTGGAAATTGTATTTCATAGTTGTAGGTTCCTATATTGGCTGCCGTTCCGGGTAATAAATAATAATCAAGCGATGAAGTTGTGTATTCTGCTTTAAATGGCAGTGGTGCATTGCTGTCAGCCTTGTTTGGATATAGTGTATAAGATTGTTTCCATTCCGCGGAATTTAGGCCACTATACCAATACCAATAGTATACAGGTACGGGAGTTACTGAGATGCGGTTGGTGGAAAAATTGCTAAATTTATGTAGTATGCTTCTATCCTTATCCAAAAACCTCATATAATAATATTGTATTATCTCATTTAATTTTGTTATTTGTGCATCTGCATTCACCTGTGAATACAAGTTTGATGGTGATATTGATTCTAAGACCTGACTATACATACTTCCTGTCCCATTAATACTTGTGTCTTTAGTGTTAAATACATAGGATCCAGTGGCATCAATTTCTTTAAGACCATAATATACATTAAAATCTAATGATGGATCACTTCTCCATGCTTCTTGAAACTCATATTTATAATCTTCATAATCAGCCACATAGTAGTTGGTTGTTGTTGGTTCTGTTTTACTCTCTTCTTGAAATTTTATTTTATAATCTGTTATACCAGCTCCAACATATGCAAAAAACTGTCCTGTTGCATGTGTTATACCATAAGCATTTCCATCAATAATATCTGCTATATCAGTTAAGTCTACTGTTTGTGTTAAACTAGTTTCAGCTTTTCCACCTTTATTTATAAATTTTATTTTATCTCTTGTAAAATAAAAAGGAGATGGAGCATCACTATACTCTTGTGTTAATCCAACAATTTTATAAGTATCGTTTTTATTGTATTTATCCATCCAAGCTAGTCCAGGAAAAAAGCCTGCTGTGGTGTTATGGTTGTTTAGATCGTAGTCTTCGTTTGGTATTATTTGTGGTATTGATCCTCCCTCTGAATACCATCTTTCATGTCCATCTAATGCATTACCAGCTGATATTCCTTTTATATAAGGTTCACCAAAAGCTTCATTTAAAACATTAGCTACTGCTTTTCTTTTTGTATATAGTCTGTGAAACATGCCATAATGATTTCCAATTGAAAATCTAAATTCTGGTAGTATTCCTCCATATTCATCTGCTGTAATTCCACCTATTCTAAAACTGCTAAACTGTGGTTCTATGTTTTTGTCAAATTTAGGTGTGTGAAAAGGTAATGTTTTTATGTCACGATCTGTGGTCCATCCTGTTAGGCCTCTTTCACCACTACCATTAGTTATAAGATTTTTATATAGTTTTGGATGCTCGTAAGGATCTATTGCATTAATTTTAAATGGAGCGCTAGTAGTAGTGCCATATAGATTAGAGACCTCACATAAGTATTCTCCAGTGGTTTGTATGTCACTTGTTAGTTTAACACTGCTAGTGCCACGTCTACTGTTTAGATTGTTTAATTGCGATATTGGTGCACCATCTTTTTTCCAAACATACGATATTACGTTTGGTATGTTTGGATTACTTGGTAATGAGTTATCTACTATATCAATGCCAAACTCTATAACAGTTCCTTGTAATACATTTACAATGTTTTGTTTTGGCTTTATTTGTTGATATTTTATTTCTGCTCTTGCTTCAGTTGTCCCAACTTCGGTTGTATTGTTTGATGCTAACCATGTTGTTTGCTTGATATTGGTTATTGGTTGTTTTACTATAAATGGTGGTATTAAATCTGTTGGCAATAAATTAAATGGGCTGGTGTGGTTTACATCATCTGCCTGGTATGGATTCAATATTATTGTTTGTGTACTCATCTATTATAAATAGGTTGATTTTATTAAAGTGTTTTTGTTATCCTATGCATGAATCGTTCACAGTGCTATCTTTTACAGCTTTACCATCTACAAAAACGTATAGATTTTGACCTTGATGAACATAAGGTAAGTAGCCTCTATCACTAGCATCATTGCTATCAAATGTTGAAGTCATACTACTATCATAATATGTTGTTGTGTTTGGATCCCACCAGTGAGGGGGGGTGGTGGATGTCCAGTTAGGGGCTGTTACATAAGCAATGACTGTTATCATGTCACCAATTCCTGGTATTCTTACTTTTCCGTTGTCACAAGCTAAAAGAAAGGTGTAAAGTGTGATTTGAAATTTAAGTGCGTTTGGATCGGGTGGTGGTGGTGGTGGTGGAGGAGGGGGTGGTGGTGGTGGGTCGTTTAATGTGGTAGGTACAAATGCAGTTGGTATGTTTTCATTTATGGTCAATGCTATTCTTGTATTATAGTCGTTTAATTCCGCATTCTCACTGTATATTGGCATTAAGCTAAGGTTAAGTCCTGTTACCATTCCACGTGGATCTTGAGCACGTCTTAGTAGTGTTGTAAAGTCTTTGTTTTCGTTACCGCGTAGGTTTTGTAAAAGATTGAGTATAGTGTCGTTATCAACAAGGTTCCACACTGTTTGTTTAGCATATTTTTGATAATAACGAAATTCAAAGGTATCTTCTGACAAAGCTTCTATAGCTTCTTTCCATCTTTCATTTACTAAATTATCTACATCCGTTGTTTCAAAATTTAATGTAATTCTTATTTTTGTTGTTTTGTCGTTTAGTTGACTAATTATTGCTTTATTAAACTGTATGTGTTGACCGTATGTATACCTTTCTTTTTTGTCTGGCATTATTTGATCGGCTGCTCGTAATACTGCATCATCTACATTGCCTGATGATGGATTAGCTCCTGTGTAATATTGTTCACCTGTGTTTTTTTCTTGTACCGTATTATACCATGAATCATAAAGCTTTATTAATTCTTTTGATGTGTTTGTTGTTTCAGGCCATGGATCGGTTTCTGTGGAGTTTGCACCTTGTTGATGTGATTTGTTTAAATCTTGTGTTGTACTAGGTAGCCTATTTTCATTATCATACTCTTCTATAGTTACATAAACTTTTTCCCATAACAATCCAGGACCAGCATAATTAAAATTTTCTGCACTTATTCTTGGATGCATGTTTCCTGGCCAGTAGTTTGAAATGTCAGTTCGATTGTTACTTTGCAACATTGTCTCAGTTGGTATGTAGTTTGATATTGCATTACCTATATAACAACTAAAAAATGCTCTGACACCTGTTATGCCGTACACACCACCTCTTATGTGAGCTTGAAGATCTGATAGGTCTATGTCTTGATATGCCTTAACTATTAGTAGACCATCATTGTTGATGTACTTAAATCGTGTTCGTGTAAAATAGTGTGGTGTTTTTTGACCAGTCACAGTACTTGTATAACTATCTATTAATGGACTATAATCTAGTTGGTATGGTCTTGGATGCATCATATCAATTGTATAGCCAAATTGATCTACATTGGTTGGTATTTTAAGCTCTGCTGATTTTTCTGTTGTTATAAATGGTTTTGTTGTTAGTTCGTCATTTGTACTTTCCCAATCCTCAGTGTCAAGATCCCCATTTGGATTTTTAATAAGATTTCTAAAGTAAAATCCATCTTCATTTGGATTGTGCACTTCTATTGTGCATTCATCACTGCTTGTTGTACCAGAGTCGTTAGTAGCATCACAACCGTATGTACCTGCGTGATTTGGTTGTACATTGTTAAACGTTATTGTGTTGTTTGCTATGGTAATGTTTCCATCAAACGATGTATACCTACTAACATCGAGTTCTTCACCATCTTTAAACCACAAGTAGGTTACACCAGTTAGTGGTTCTATAAGTGTTGGTATGCCATTTTCAATATTTAATATTGTTGGTTGTTCTGCTACTACTGAAAACGAAAAGCTAACACCTTTTAATACTCTAATAATTCTATCATTTGTTTGATATAGTCTTGGAGGTGCTGTTATGTTCTCAATAAAGTTAAATGGATCTTTGTGTTTTGGTGGGTATGGAAGTGTTGGGGGTGTTGTGTTATCGGTTATTGCTGTAGTAAATTTTGGTGAATTGTTTATGTCAACTGGTAGTATGGTGTATATTGTTTGGTTTTCATTAGTATCAGATTGTCCAAATGGCAACATCCTACTTGTGATTGTTGTTATTATGTTATCACCAAGATCACCTACTAACGATCCATCCCTATTTCTCATTATCCACGAGTAACTTTAAAAATATAATTATTGTCGTATATTTGATATGCTGAGTTTGATCCTGAATTAGGTACTTTAAACAATAATTTGTAGTATCTTTCTGGTTGAAAGCTGTCTAAATGTAATTTTATGTAGTTGCTTGTGCTATCAGCACTTAGTTTGGTGTAATCACTAAAACCTATTACTACATCATCACTCTGAGCACTGTACACAGCGTATTGTGTTCCTGTTGGTAGTCTATATCTTGTTAAATAACCAGATGCTGTTTCAAAAGTATCTACTGGAAATTTATATCTTGCAGATAGTCTTATTATAGGAGTTGATGTTTCGGTGTATGAGTGTTTTAAATTAACAGGTATAATGTTCATGTCCTCGTCTGTGTTTATAAGTGATAAGGATCCTGTTACTACACTGTCATCAAACTTTGCCTCTAATACTGGTAGATAAACTGTGTGAGTGTCTTTACTAAAGAACTTTAGGCTATTAAACAAGTTTGTTGAAGATTCGTCTGTTGGGCTTTTTTTTAAAATAAATCCTTTAAAGCTTATTGAGCTAGATTGTATTTGTCGAACAATACTAGTTACATCAATTTCAATATCTGAAGTTGTGTAGCT